GCAATGCTTGGAACTACTAAAAGTTACAAGATGAAGCCTATCAGGGTTAATGGGAAAGACCATTTTATACTTATCCTTCACCCTGAAGCAGCTTATGATCTGGCGAATGACACTCAATGGTTAAACGCTCAAAAATATGCTCAAATACGAGGTGAAGATAATCCAATCTTCTCTGGTGCTTTAGGCATATATGACGGTGTTGTCGTGCATGAACATGAAGGGATTACTACTGCTGATGATCTTGGTGCTGGCGATGCAATACCAGCAGCCAGAAATCTCTTTTTAGGTGCTGGTGCTGCTTGTTATGCTAAGTCTGATAACATGAGCTGGGTTGAAAAAACCTTTGATTATGGTAACAAACTTGGTGTTGCAGCAGGTCAGATATATGGTTCTGCTATGAGTACGTTTGACAGCAAGGATTACGCTGTTATTCAGTACATCACTGCTCGTACTAATCTGTAATCTGATTAGTTAGTTAACTGGGGCGGGTTCATTCCCGCCCCTTTTTAAAGGATAATTCATGCAACTATCGGACATTCGGACAGAAATCAGGAATATTACTGGTGTCTCCAGTACATCCACCATTAGCGATGCGATACTAACTGACCTTATTAATAAGGGTCACAATATGTTGGCAGATGAAGCCAATCTATTTGCTGGTTATGCTACTCGTAATGCAGTGGATGGTACTGCCGAGTATCAGATGATGGATGATACTACAAATATAAGCACATGGTCAAAGGTGGAATATGGGACTACTACAGGATCATCTGACCTGAACAATATGATTCGCATTTACAGGGTGGACTATGACGGTAATAGGATGGATCGCATTGGTATCAGTCAGATAGAAAATATCGGTAGTGACATTGGAGACATTAATTTAACCACATCTTACGGTTATTATATAAGACAGAATTTTATCGGGATATTCCCCACACCATCAGCCACAAAAGAAATAAAGATTTATTATTATCATATACCAACTGCACTATCAGCCGATGCTGATGTTCCAATGATTGATGTAAGATTCCATGAGGCTTTGATTTATTATGGGTCATGGAAGGTAGTAGAAAGGCTGCGAGATATTAACTTGATTCCTTATTTTAAAAATGAATGGAATGAGTGGAAAGATAAGATTATTTTAGATCGCCAGTCACGGGCAGGAGAGAGTTCAATAACAGTATCATATAAGGATTTCTAATGCCAAGATTGAGTATTAGGGATTTCTCAGGCGGTTTAGTCTCAAACCAGTCTGAATTTGATTTACAGGAGAATCAGTACCAACAATTTGATGTTGTAGTCAATAAAACGCCTGGTCGTGTAGAAAAACCCAGTGGTGAAACCATTAAGAGTGCATCTGAAGCAGGCTCTCAAGTAGCTACAGAATTTGCATCATATCGCACAGAAAAAGATGCTTCCGATGCGGATACGTCAACGGTCTGGTGGGTAGCTGGCAATGGTTCTACGGTTAAAAGACAAGATGTGTCTACTGGTACTGGAGGAAGTTGGAGTTCCATTTCATCGGATTTTTCATCAGGTACACCTGTTTTTGATTTTTTGATTCACAATCAGGCATTGAGAATCTCTGACGGTTCTTTTGCCAATAACAGTCAATGGTATGGTCATATTAAGCGTAATGTTTTAGGACAGAGTACAGGTCTTGATGCAGAAGATCAAATACCCAAATATCATTATCCACAGTATCGCCAGACTATTGATGACTGGTTTTTAAAAGATGCTGCAATCCCCGCACCTACTATTGTAAAAATGAGCATGGCTCACGATGGTGGAGATGACTTGTCAGCCGATGCGGATGTGGGTTTATTTGTTTATGAACCAAGACATAAGTATGATGATGGTGCTACAGAGAATGATGAGCATAATGCCTGGGATAATGCAATGGATAATGAAACATTCGATCCAGCAGACAGGTATGCTTTAACTTATTTATATGATTATGTTCAGGAGTCTGAACTATCCAGAGACTCTGATGGTAATATTGGAATTAGTGGTTTTGAAGTGGAAAAAGGTTCTGATGAAGAAGTAGATAGTACAAAAACCATCAGTGAAGATTTAACCACAACAGAGCAGGACATTACTGTCTCTGATGGTGGTCGCTTTGCTCAATATACCTATATTAAGGTTGGTGAGGAAATTATGTTTATCAAGTATATCAGCAGTAATACGCTGTATGTACGCAGAGGTCAGTTAAGGTCACAGCCACAAGAACATAGCGATGGCGATGCAATCTATCATAGAAGTTCTCCGCAAAAGGCAAGGGCGATTAATCTGGTCTTAAACGGTATTACATCTTCTGGCTATCATAATCCAAGAATTACAGGTCTGAATATTTATTGGCAGCCGAAAGGTGATCCAGATTGGTATTTGGTAGAAACAGTGGATATGAATAGGGGTTATGCTGACAGTCCATTGGCGCAGTCTCCAGATACAGATTATACAGGTTCATCCAATACTGCAAAGTTTTATGGTTCTAATTCATATAATACCACTGCTATGAAAAATTATGGCTACCTGATGCCTTGTCCAAACTCCACCACCCTGGATGATGTAACCAGCGCACTTGATCCACCATTCACCAGTTCCACTACTGCTTGGACAGGTACTGGAACTGATTTCGATAGTACAGATGCAAATGATATTGCTATTTTATCAAGAAAAGAAACTAATGATAGTGGATTGGGGACACAGTTCAATCGGCTTGGTGCATACCATGCCTATACCAGGAGTTCCAGTGACACTGCAGTTGTTTTTGAGACCAATAAAAATATTAATCGTGTGTTTGCAAAATACACTGCCAATACAGCCAATATTGATAAGCCAAATAGAATCACTACACATGATACAGAACACACTAAAGCAACCACATGGTATATCCCTTTTGACGGATTAAAACTATCCACCTACAACTCCCTTACTGGACGCGCAGCAAAGACCAAACTCAGTGCGATTAAGTGGAATACATCTGCGGTTGTTGGTAATCGTGCTTATTATGCAGATGTGGATACGGTTGACGAGAATGAACAGACATCAAGGGAAAAGAATCGTATTTATTTTACTGACCCCTTTAAGATGGATGAAATATTACCAGGGCGGTATTTTGATGTAGGCAGGAATGACGGAGATGAAATTAAGAGGTTGATTGAGTATCGAGGCAGATTATTCGTCTTTAAAACAAAAGATACTTATGTGTATAATGCCAGACATCAGTTAGAGCGTCATTATGTAGGTGTAGGTGCAGCACATAAGGATGCAGTTTTTGAAACACCACTTGGTTTAGTTTGTGCTAATAAACATAGCATATCTGCTGTCACACCTTCATCTGTAAAAGAGTTGTCTTACAGGATCAGGGATACTTGGCAGGGCTTAACGCTGGATAATCCAAAAGTAGGTTATGATGCAGTAGATAATGAGATTATTGTAGTGTATGATTATAATGTTACCACCGCTTATGTAATGAATGTGGATAATGGCAGTTGGATTAAGCGTGGTATAGCTATCAGTGATTTAATGAGCAATTTTATTCTGAACAATGCTTTACGCCCCGAATATATTAATTATAAGGAGACTAACTATTCGGTAGCTGAGTACAATACTGGTAGCCAGAGTGGAACAACCGCTTACGTTAAAACAAAACGCTATGACTTTGGATTGCCAGAACAGCAAAAACGCTTTTCAAAGATTCATTTAGTGTATAAGTCATCTTCGACTGTGGATGTGGAAATATTTATAGATGGTGAAGGTTCAGCAAGTACCACACTCACTTTTTCAGCACAGGCATCCATAGATGTTGAAAGTCAACCATTGTCAGTGCTTGGTAAAACAGTTGAATTTAGAGTGTCAGACGCATCAAGCAACTTTATATTAGAATCTATGGATGTTGATTATCAGATTCTTGGGAGTAATCCATAATGTCTATTGACCAAGATAAACTGGATATTGCATTAGAGAAAAAACAGAACTCTATGCTGGATATTAAGCAGGGGTTTTATGCACCGTCTGAAGGTGAAGATGGGGATACTGGTGGCTGTATTCATAATGGTGTCTTTTATTATGCTATTAAGGCTAATAATCAATGGCAGTTTATTTCTATGCAGGATGCTGGTAAACTTGAAACCGCACAGAATAAACGAGAATTTGTTATTAACAATGTGATTAAGGATAATCTTTCAAAATATCTTGCACCTTATCTTTTGCAGATTAATCAAGACCTTCAGGCAGCATTAATTGGTAAAGAGAATTGGGCTGTGCATCATTCTTTTACAGCAAATTTTGATAACACACCGCAGATTAATTATTTACAGTACGGCACAGGAGATGTAAACGAAACCAACGATAGTTCTGGGAGATTTTTTGTTGTCCCATTTGGGTGTAAATTGAAAAATATCAATTTTGTAATCTGGACTCCCGCTAATACAACAGGTGGTGATGTCACTTATACATTTACTCTCTATGTACAATCTGCCACTCCATCCAACACTACGTTTGCAAATGTGATTACACCATTATCATTCTCTGTAGTGGTAGCCGACACTGAAAGCATAGGATTAGGGAATCTTGTGGTCAACGCGACTTTAAGTATGGATGAATACTATGTGGTTTACATATTGCAGACTGTGTTCCCTGGTGGGTTAAATGCCACAAAGCAAGGTAAAGCAACATCATATTTTTCAAGTATTTAATGAAACTTAATAAAAACAACAACTTATAAGGATAAGTTATGGAAAGATATAAAATAGTTAAAAGAAGCGGTAGTGTTGTCATTATTGACACTAATACAGGTCAAACGGTTAAGTCATGGTCAACCAAGCGTTTTGAAGGCGAGGGTGTGACACAGGGTAGGCGGGATGCTAACGCTCTGAAGCACGCGCAAGATTGGATGAGATCACAACCAGCAGTAGAAGCTAAAGAAGCGGAAATTCTACCTGAAGGTGTTAGTAAACTTGATAGCGGGAATTACCACTCTACAAAAACTGGGAGAAATTACTCCACATTAGATGAATTAAACACAGCAGAGACTGAGTTTGATCGTGTTGCTGGATTAGAAGAAAATGTAGAAGAGTTTGAAGGAAGGATCACAGAAGCTGGAAAACTTCGTGAAGAACTTGCGGCAAACAGAAGCGCAAGACAACAAGGTCAACTAATGAGCCAACTCCAACGATCCATCCTCGGTACTGGCGGTGACCAAGCACAAGTGGAAGCTATAGTACCGCAGATACAGGAGAGTGGTCAACGTAGTTTAGTGGATTATATCACTGGCAGTAAGGCAAAAACACAGGAACAGTTAGCGCAGTTTATACCTGGACAAATTGGTGCTGAGTACAACCAACAGCAGTTATCAGATGCAATGCGTAAGTTTTTAACCAGTGAAGAAACAGACCGCGCTCAGTTCCAGGCTACTTTAGACGCACAACCTGAGTGGTGGGAAGCTGCTCTTACTCAATTTGCTGGTAGCTTAGGTCAAGGTGCAGGACAGGCTGGTACAGCCGCATTATTAGCATCTGACCGTAGAGTGAAAGAGAATATATCTCAGGTAGGCTCACTTGATAATGGTTTACCAGTGTATCTCTTTAATTATAAAGGGGGCAATACGCCTCAGATTGGGTTAATGGCTCAGGATGTAGAGAAGGTGAATAAAAAAGCGGTGGTCGAGATCAATGGAATTAAGATGGTCAACTACGATTGGGCGGTAAAATAATGGCTTTCAAGTTCAAGGTAAAGAAAAGACCAAGCATGGGTCAGGCAGTGGCAGCAAGTTTTGCATCTGGCTTAGGGCAAGGTATTCAAGCGGGTGGACAAGCAGCCTTGCAACACATGATTAAAGAAAGGGCTGCAAAGAAGGATAGTGCAAATAAGGAACTCAATACCTTTAATAATCTGATTAGTGGACTTCCGCAAACTCCTGAGAACCGCGCATCTATACTGCGGGCAAGGGTGTCTATAATGAAAGGTGATATTAATGCTATAGATGCAATGGATGCTATGGGTCTTTCAGATATTGATTATCAGACAGTAGCCGAAGTTCGCCAAGATAGAAAAGATGAAGAATCAATAGAAGATCGTAGTCGCATTATAAGTAAACGAGATCGTGAAGATGCACAACGCACTGAACTCGAAACAAAAAAAGAGATTATTGATGTAGATGAAGCGGTACAACGAGAGATGGGGATGAGTATGCCCACACCTACTCCACTTGAATTGGAGGAAAGGGAAGCAGAAGCTAAGTTGAGTATTGGTTTAACTACCGCATCACCAAAGGATAAAATCACTAAGAATCAGGAATTAAACGCCTTAGAAGAAGCGATTAAGGGGGCTAAAAATTCACTGATTCTGGCTCACAATGACCCTATAAAAAAAGAAGCAATACAAAAACAACTGACTAAGTTTGAAGCGAGGAGAGACACACTTCTTTTAGATAGCACCATCTCATCAAAACCTAAAATAGAATATTAATGCCAAAAGAATCACTCCAGCGATTGTATGATGGGGTATCGGGTCAATTTGATATTGGTGATTATGATACCTTTGTCAGTAA